GACGCATTTGTATATGACGTTGAAACCATGGGCGACTACCGAGGAGATCCACGACGTAATCAAGTCGTATGGATTGCTCTAGCAACAGAAGATCGCACCGATGTAATTCCTATGGGACACCCTAATGGTGAGTACATTAGGACTGACTACCCACTTCTTATTGCAGGCCAGCGTCGTTTGGCTAAGGGTCAAGAGCTACGTCCTGATGATTACAGTAAGGATGAAAAGAAAGGTGTTAAAGTCTTTGGTGAAGCACCAGAACAGCTAACCCCTGGAGAAGTATTCAAGGCGCTTAAGCCTTTACTTAAGGACCCTAAGGTAAAGAAAGTTGGGCATAACCTTAAGTTCGATTTACAAAGTGTTGCTAAGTACATTGGTGGACTACCTGAGCCTACCTACTTCTGTACTTTAAATGCTGCTTTCATTTTAGATAACCAACAACGTCACTCTCTTGGTCTTGATGACTGCCTTAAGCGTGAACTTGGCTACGAGATGGTTAAGGGTGTTGGTAAAGAGATTGAGAAGTATTCCTTTGATGAGGTGGCAACATACGCTGGCCTCGATGCTGAGTGGACCTGGAAGCTATACAAGGTTTATGAACAAAAGATCAAAGATGAAAAGGTCCAAGGAGTATTTAACTTAGAGATGGATGTACTCCAGGTTATCTCTGAGATGGAGCTACGTGGTGCAGACATTGATCTAGCACAGCTAGCTCAACTTAAGATCGATATTGAACATCAACTTGAAGAGACAAAGGCAAATATCTTTAAGCTTGCCGGTCGCCCATTCAACCTTAACTCAGTACCTGAAAAGCAGGCCATCCTATTTACCCCTAAGAAAGAGGGCGGTAGAGGTATCAAGCCTAAGAAGATGACTCCTGCAGGACAGAAGCGCCATCAAGAGGGTAAACCAACCACGGTGAAGGATTACTCTGTGGCACAAGATGCTATGGAATATCTACGTGGTCGTGATGAGCTTGTTGATGAGCTGCTTAACTACCAGGATTTAAATAAGCTGATGACCACTTACGTTATGCCTTATCAGGGTGGGTCTGTAACCAGAACCTTACTTGGTAAGAGCAAGACCGTAGCAAGGGAGAGCATCCTTTATAAGGGTAAGGTGCATACCGACTTCATTCAGTACGGCACAGAGACCGGACGTTTCTCTAGTCGTAACCCCAACCTACAGAACGTGCCTAATCCACGTACCAAAAACGGTAAGGCTGTTCGTAATTTATTCGTGGCACCCCCAGGTCACAAGCTAGTAGTAGCCGACTACTCACAGATTGAACCCCGTGTTATCGCATCCTTTAGTAAGGATCGAATCATGTGCCAGGCATACGTAGACAAGGAAGACTTGTACACAGCCATTGGTGACACAATGGGCATTGATCGTGCCGGTGGTAAGGAACTGCTTCTATCCGTAGCCTATGGTGTTGGACCTGAAAAGATCTCCGCATCCATTGGATGTACTCTAGAGCGTGCTAGAGAGCTCCTTGATGAGTTTGCTGCCAAATTCCCATCAGTCACACGCTACAAGCGTAAGATCATCCAGGAAGCCAAGGTACGCACCCCGGTGCCGTACGTGGTGACCATGCTGGGACGCAAGCGTTACCTTCCTAACCTACGTTCTAGGGAGATGGGCTTAAAGGCTAAGGCCGAGCGTCAGGCATTCAACACAGTCATCCAAGGATCTTCAGCTGACCTTATAAAGGTAGCCATGGTTCGTGCTAGAAACTTAATCCCAGATGGGGCTAGTCTGATTTTGACTGTGCACGATGAACTGGTTACAGTTACCCCAGATAATTTAGCGGAGGAGACAGCTGAGGCTATTCGTGAGGCAATGGAAGGCATTAATGCTCTGTCCATTCCTATGATTGCCGATGTTAAGATTGTGTCCCGATGGGGAGAGGCCAAGGATGTTTAAGCGTAAAAAACCAAGGAAGATGAACATAGTTAACGTATCTTTACCTGTATTGATTCGCCAAGCTATCTACGATTCTGTCTTTGACGATCAAGCTGAAGAGATCGCAGAGATGATGGGTCTATCTCCAATCTCAAAAGAAGTATCAGAGATGGAAGAACGAGATAGTTCTGAACGTATTCGTAAGTTCTCTGCCTTGATACCTCTCATTAACTCTCATGCAGATATGTCTGCACGCATTTCAGCCTCTGCTTATATTATTCAAGCTAAAGAAGAGGGAATGAACAGTCTTATTGATGCAGATAACTTTGAAGATCTTGCTGATCTATTTAAAACCATTTCCTTATCAGCTTCGGTGTCTTGCATCGCAACACTTATTAATCTAGACTTACTAGACTGCAACGTTAAAGAAGAGGAACACAATCATGAGTAACGCAGATTGGTATTCACGTAAATTAGGGCAACCACAGGCTGCCCCTTCTACGGCTCCCGTAGCTCCACCAGTACCCAATACATATGTGTACGGTGGTCAAGCAATTACTCCGGTTAACTATGATCCTAATCAAGATCAAACTGTGGTGAACGCTCAAGCAAAGGCTCAAAGCACACGTGGTGCCAGTCGTTGCCCTGAATGCAACAGCGGTAACTACATGAAGGTGGGAACTCAATCTAACCAAGGTGGAATGTTTGAAGTCTACCGTTGCTACGATTGTGGCTACCCCAAGATGCAAACAGGCAGCGGCGCTATAAGCACCGGAGGATCTAGTGCTGGCACTGCAACACCTGCTAAACAAGTAGGACAATCTGGTGGATTTCAACCTAACGTAATCGTAGATCGGATCGGATAATGGCTGTAATTAACTCAGACGCCCTTAAGGTAGTCGCACAGATCAATAAAAAGCTTGGAGCTAATACAGTAGTAACTGCTGATCAGATCCATACGCCTAAGAGAATTCCTACCGGATCACTCACCCTGGATGTTGTCCTAGGTGGTGGCTGGCCAATGAATCATTGGGTAGAAATTATCGGGGAAGCCTCCCATGGTAAGACAGCCATAGCGCTAAAGACTATTGCAACAAACCAGGCAATCAATCCAGACTTTACAGCTGTATGGATTGCTGCTGAAAACTTTGATAGAGACTATGCAGAAATATGCGGAGTAGACACAAAGCGTGTCATTGTCGTAGAGACAACAAGTATGGAGGATGCCTTTGATGCGGTTATTCAATTCATGGAATCGAAAGCTGTCGACATTGTGGTCATTGATAGCTTACCTGGCTTGGTGCCTAGTGCCGAGGACGAAAAGAGTATGGAAGAGTTCACAGTCGGACGTGGCGCCCTCATCACCAACAAGTTCTTCAGAAAAGTTGCGTCAGCAACAAAGAGAGACTTGGTTGAAGAAGAACGCCCCGTACTAGGGATCATGATTAACCAGTACCGTATGAAGATCGGCGTCATGCATGGCGACCCTCGTACGACTCCTGGTGGCTTGGGCAAGGATTATGCCTATAGCATCCGTTGTGAGGTCAAGCGTGATGAGTGGTTAGAGGCCGGAACAGGTCAAGATAAGCGCCGTGTAGGCCAGACCATCCGTGTCCGTACTATTAAAAATAAGACTTTCCCACCTCAACAGACCGCTTACCTGGACTTCTACTTTGCCAATGGCGGAGTACTCTCAGAAGGAGAGTATGATAGGGGTAAGGAAATCGTTGCTTTGTCTATCCTCAATGGGATCGTCGAGCGTCGTGGTGGTTGGTTATACTATGGCGATCGTAAATGGCAAGGCGCTCAAGCTCTAATCGATTCTATTCGTGAAGAGATTGATCTCAGTGAAGAGCTAAGTAAGGCTGTTCTAGATACCCTTAAAGATCAACCAAAGATCTTAGTACCAGCGGTCGAAGATGAAGACTGAGGGTCAGAAGGAGTCTCTTAAGCATGAAAAGAGACTGGCTAAGATTGTAGGCGGTAGTCGTACTGCTGCTTCCGGAGCATTCTGGAACAGAAAAGGCGATGTAAGAAACGATGAGCTCTTAATCGAGCATAAGTGGACTGGTAAAAAGCAGGTCACTATTAAATCTGAAGTTCTTCAAAAGATCACTAAGGAAGCAATCTTAGACAGTCGTACTCCCGTGCTAGGGTTACACCTAGATGGGGAGAACTATGTAGTTCTTCTAGAGGAAGATTTCTTTGAACTAAGAAACTCAATCATAGGAGAATAGTTGAACGCCAGGGATACCCAACCCTGGACTTGGAGATATGAGGCTAAGTGTCAAGGAGAAGACACTGAAATCTTCTTTCCACCAAGAGACAAAGAGCTCTACAAGATTATTGCTGACAAAGCTAAGGCAATATGTAACGGTAAAGACGGTCGCCCAACCTGTCCCGTTAAGCGAGAATGCTTAAAAGAAGCTATAGTAAACGAAGAACTCCACGGAATCTTTGGGGGCATGTCCCACAGAGAACGTAATGCGTTAAAGCGCAAGTATGAAAAACAAGGCCTAACTCTGGATGAATGGTTGGATAGAAACGATGTCAAAGCCCCAAATAGTAAAGAACAAAGATCTTAAAGCGTTCTTAGAAGCTAACAAGCGGGAAACCCGTTTGACCGGTGCTGTTGAGCGTCACATTCTGATGCGTCCATTTGAGGAGCGTAGACAGGATGTACTACATCCATCAGACATTATTAAAAAAGAATGGTGTGCACTAGCTGCCTACCATGCATTAAAGGGCAACTACGTAGAGACACGTGATAAGACCACTCTACGGTTGCAGTCAATCTTCGATGAAGGACATTCAGCCCACGCTAAGTGGCAAGGTTACTTAGCTGAGATGGGTGTCCTTTACGGAACTTGGGGCGTTAAAGATAACTGGGGCATGTCTAATAGCCTCCAGGCAGATGGACTTGAATACAATGAAGTTCCCCTAATAAGTGATAAGCATCGCATTTCAGGGCATGCTGATGGCTGGGTCAAGGGACTTGGCGATGACTTCTTAATCGAGATTAAAACAATCGGTGCCGGCACCCTACGCATGGAAGACCCGGCTTTATTTGCTGAGACTCAGGATATCTTTACAGCCTGGAAGAACGTACGTAGACCCCTAGCGTCACACTACAAGCAGGGTCAGGTCTACCTACACTTGTGCCATCTCATGGCTGAAGAAGGTCTGATAGAGTCTGCTCCAAAAGAGATTGTGTTTATCTATGAACTCAAGGCAGACCAAGACTATAAAGAATTCGTAGTACAGTACAACTATGAGCACATCAAACCGGTCTTTGATGCTGCACTTGACGTAGTCAAAGCAGTAGGCAATAATAAACCTCCGGCATGTACTATCTACGGATCAGTAAAGTCGTGTAAACGGTGCGAACCGTTTAAATAAAAAAATCCCCGACCCCAATGTGGTAGGGTGTAGTGGCTAAGTCAGTACGGAGGGAAACATGGAAAAGACATTACTAGCACACCTAACAGATATTGAGAAGGACATTCAAACGGTCCTGTCATCAGTTATTGACGACAACGTCGATCACGGGCATGATGTAGATGATCCAGCTAAGATCGATAAGCTAGCTTCTTATATAGAGGGTCTTAAAGAAGCACAAAACATTATCTTCCTTGCCTTTGAAGACATCAAGGTTAAGATTGCAATGGAACAGGCTCTGGAAGACCCATATACCCAGGATGTTCTTAGAGCCATTGGCTCAGATTATGATGAGAACGGCACTCCATATTGGGAGAAGTGGCATGCTAAAGAAGAAGAGTAAATCAAAAGAAGTTGCTCATCACAGTGTTAGCATACCTGTAACCGCTAATATGCATTCTGCAATTATGAATGCGTATACGGCCTTTACACCTCCTGATTATCCATCTTCTGTAAAGACACCTGAGACTCTTCGCACTCAAGAAGACATCTCAGATTACAAAGAGACTGTTGCATCAAGTATTGAAAACTTGATTCAAGATCTTTTGCCTGACTGTGAAGATAAGAATCTTTCAGTAACTATTGCTAAGGCTGTTGTAGACCAGCTTTGGAGCGGCGGCCATAAGGCTGTACTTCCTCCAATTGCTGTAGACCCCAGCCTCTTTAGTAAAGCTGAGGAGACTGTAGCTGACAGAATTAGAAATATGACAATAGAAGAGTATGCTAAGGAACGCAATAAGTTCCTTGGGCTATCAGCTAATCCAAGTACCACCACCACAGTTATTGCCGGCTCTACTAACGGAGTCTTTAGTTTTCCTACACAAGGGGGTACAAGTGTCACTGTCTAAATCAGTTGTGGAATCATTAAAGCAACTAGGCATTGTTATGGCTTCCAAGCCAGAATTTCCAATCCCAGGTTTACCAAGAGACATAAGTGAGATGGACGATGAAGGTCTTATGGACCTCTTCGTCCAATTCACCCAATGGAATGACTACCTGTCTGGTGCCAGGGCTATCTCTGTTATTAATGAGCGTGAAGCAGAGCGTGCACTAGAAATGCAGGAAGCATCTGTAAAGATGTCAAACTGGACAGGTGCTAAGACTGATCGTGTAGCGATCACAAAAGCAATAGCAGCCTCAGACCCACAGTCCATCGAGTTGCGTAATGATGTGGACACTAAGTATGCTTTTCGTAAACTACTAGAGACAAGGGCGGAAGATGTCGAACGAAATTCCCAAGTGGTATCAAGAGAGCTTACGAGACGGACAAGCGGGACCAGTGGTATCCGGTCACGTAGCAGAGCCTTCTCAGCATGATGAAACGGTCTTGGAAGAAGCTCAACGCCTCATCACGGGAGATCGGAACCGGGCGTATGACCATCCTCTCGATAACTTTAGGCGTATTGCTGATATATGGAGTGTTATTTTCAATATCGAAATCACAGAAGAACAAGTGGGACTAGCAATGGTTGGTCTCAAAATCGCACGTGAGTCATTTATGCCAAAGCGTGACAATCTTGTCGATGGTGCTGGTTACTTTGGCACCATTCAAATGGTTATTGAAGAACGTGAACGACGTCAGAAGGAACCCTATGACGGCAATGCTTTCTGTGTTAGCTGTAACGGAAAGAAAGAGATGGTAGACGGATACGTCAAAATCTCTGAATCTGGACGTAAGGTTGCACGAGGTAGCTGCCCTGATTGTGGCAAGCCTTTGAATAGACTTCTAGGAAGATAAGATGACACACGATGAAGTTATAGCGTGGATTGATGAGCGAGTCGCCAAATTAAATGAATTGATTAACAACCCTTGCGCTTGGGGCATTGAAACTGAAATCGAATACCGCGCCTCTCTCCTAGCCAACCGAGATGTGTTGGGGTTGCACTGCGCTTCAAGTGAGCCAGATAATTATGAAACCATCGGGTGTGTGGCTTGCGGTTACGACTCTGAATACGGTCAATACCTCCAAAAGTTTCCTTGCCCTACTCGCCAAGCAATAACCAACAGGATTAGAGAGGTGGAGAAGTGAGTAAGTGGCTTAGATACCGCCGTAAGTATTCTTATAACGATTTGTATGAAATGTATTTTGGTGGGGCACATGAAGGAGATAAAGGTCTAAAACGTGAGTACGACTTTATGCTTGAAGTTATGTCAGGTTGGAGAAGTGCTTATCAGATGGCTCTTGAATACAACAAGAAACTAAAAGCCGAGATTGCGGAGTTGAAGGGCGAGGTGGAGAAGTGAGCAAATCAGAACTGCGCCGACTAGAGATAGTTGCTCCTGATGCTATTAAACAACTCCGCGAGCAGATAGCGCGAGAGATTGAGGAAATGCCGTTGGGTGATGTTCAAGC